AAAGTACGGCGACGAGGGGAGGCCAACGGAATGCATGAACTTCTGATGATCGTACGGAATTGCGCCGTACACGATCCCGGCTGCGGGCGGCGTGTGCTGAGGCCGGGAGCGATCTACAACGCGGACGAGAACACGGCGCGAATTCTCGTCGAGCGCGGCTACGCCATGCGCGTTGTCGAGCCTGCGCCGCTGTTCGTGGATTCCACCGCCGCGCCGGGAAAGCCGAAGAAAGCCAAACGAAGGGACTCCACCGATGGCAGTATCAACGACGGCACACACAACCCTTCCTGACGCGAAACTGTTCCTAGGGATCACGGGAACGACATCCGACGCGATCCTTGAGCAGTGCATCGACCGCGCGAGCGCGTGGGTAGATCGGTACTGCGGGCGCACGTTCAAGGCCGCGCGGTACTACGAGTTCCGCGATGGCGGTTCGGATCGTCTCGCGCTTCGGAACCCGCCAGTGCAAGCCATCTTTTTCTGCTCGACCACGAAAGAAAGCGTTCTTTCTGTAGCATCTACGGTTGCATCTGACACGCTCGCCACGGTGTCGGTAGCGAATGGGGAACTGCAACTCACGCGGCGCGACAGCGGCGGCACGGAGACGCGTACGGCTCTCAGCCTTGACACGTACGATTCGGTGTCGGAACTGGCGGTCGCGGCGAATCTCGTAGCCGGGTTCAGCGCAAGCGTGGTCAAGAACGCGCCGAGTAGGTATCTCGCGCGCGTGGCCGGACGTGACGTGCGTCAGGGCGCGTTCTTGCTTGACGGCTTCACGGACTTCTATGCGGAGTACGGGCTAGAGGAAGAGTCAGGGATCATCTACGGACGAACGCCGCGCACGTGGCGCGCCATCGTGGTTGATTACCGAGGCGGCTACGAGGTGATTCCGGCTGACGTGGAACAGGCAACGCTGATGCTCGTCGGCAAGTTCTTCCGCGACCGGACGCGGGATATTTCGGTGTCGTCGGAATCTCTGGGCGGCTACTCGTACTCGCTTCGCGCGAGTGACGAGACGGCGCGCGAGATTGAATCGCTGCTCGGTGCGTACAAGAGGATTCGATGAGCATTGAAAGCCTCGTGAACCGATTTGGAATGACGCTGTATCTGTACAGGCCGGCTACGTCGGTTGGTTCGGACGGCGAGGTTTCGCGCACGTACTCGCGCGTCTGTGAGTTTCGCGGCTTCGTGGACACGTCGAGTCAGTCGAGCAATGTTGCGATGGGTCGCGCCGAGGGTCGGACTCAGGCAACGATCTACGTTCCCGGGTCTTTGGATGTCCGGATTGATGACGAAATCCGCGACGGCCTCTACGGGACGGTTCGGAATTGGCGCGTCACTGGTGCAAACGTCCCAGTGGAAGTGATCGTTGCGAACAGCGCGGCGCATCTCGCTATGACGGTTGTTGATGCCGTCGAGGTTGAACCGGGGGTGACGCTGTGACCAACTTCAGTTTCCGAAAGGGCTTCGTAGCGTTCGCTGTCGAGCGCGGCGTACAGGAGGGTCTAGCGGGCGTGGCGCTGATTATGTCGAAGCGGTTACGCGACGGACTCAGCAAGCCGGGATCGGGTCGCAAGTACCGAATTGCCAAGGGTAAGAAGAGAGGGCGCAACCTTCGCGCGCAGGGTTTCCATATCGCGTCTGCTCCGGGCGAACCCCCCGCGGCTTCTAGTGGCAACCTTAGAAGTTCATGGGTAATCAAGCCAATCACCAGATACGGAACGCAGCAGGACGACACGCAGTTTATGACTCTTGAGAAGGTCGGAAAGCACAACGTGTTCTTCCGGTTTGGTAGCAAGTTGGAATATGCGCGCGCACTTGAATACGGAAATCCAAGAGGAAATCTTCTGCCCCGTCCATACGTAAAGCCGATGTTGGACGAAGTCATGCCCCGAGTCCAACAGATCATGGCCGCAAAGATGAAGCGGAGCCTTCGATGAGCCAAGCCATACTGAACGCGCTCAAGTCTCGGCTTGCCGTTACGCCGTCTCTGACGGCGATTGTGGGGACGCGCATATACCTTGACGTTGGCGTTGCAAACGCGCCGCTGCCGCTGCTGGTCTATCGAACGACATCGACCGAGGTTCGGAAGTTCATGGGGGGAACTTCTCAACACGTGATGGAGTTCGACTTTGACTTGTTCTTTGGCAACTCTGGTACGCAGGACATCCACACCGCCGCCGCCGCGATTGGGACGGCGCTCGCAACTCCTCTCACCGTGACGGGGTTCGACCGCGCGACGTTCGTTCGCGTTGAATCGGGCGTGCCGTCATTCTCCGATGACGGTTGGACGATGACAGAGCGGTACAGGGCTACCGCATTCGACACGTAAGGAAACTCAAATGGCAATCTCTACCTATCTTGTTGGAAACGATGGCTCTGTCACCATGCCTTCCGGTGGCGAGGTCATCAACGTTCGCAGTTTCAACGCGACTCTTGAGCGCGTGGAATCCGACGTGACCGGATTCGCTGACACTGGTCGCCGTCGCCGTCTCGGTATGCTCGATCTTACTGGTACGCTGAACGGCGTTCCCGGCGTGGGATCGGCAACCACAAGCGCCGCTACGCAGTGCATCTTCCTCCAGAACGCAACCGCTGCGCTGACGCTGAATCTGTATGACGGCGCGACAACGACCGACGCGAAGATTTCTGCAAACTGCATCTTCAACGGGTACGCGTTCAACGTTGACAAGACCGGAGACAGCACGATCTCCGCGAACTTCAGCAACGGAGACGGAACCGCGCCTGTCATTAGTTGGCTTATCTGATCCATGATTCCAAATCTTGGTGCTGCTGCGAAAGTCTTTAGCCCGTCAGAAAATGACTGGGTTGTGACTGTCATTCTCCGAGACGGCACGATACGTAATCGTCGGATCAGCCCGGGAACAATCAGCGAAGAATCGGCGGTCGCGTATGCGATTGCCGCTGAGAAGGTACGCGCGGCGGATGTCGTCGTGCGTTGCCGACGAGCCGGGGATAGGTCGCTCGACATCTCCGGCGCGGATGCGTTCATAGAGCGGATGCGGAGGCTTGCGAAATGATCCGAGTTGCGAAATGGGATGTTGTGTCGTCTACAGGTAGATCGTTCACGGTGCGCCCGCTGACGGTGCGTGAGAGGCTTTCGATTTCGGCTGACGTGTCAGACGAGCGCGCGCGCATCGCGGCGCAGGACGCGACCCTAGCCGGTATGTCGAAGGCCGACGCAGCGGAACACATCGGCTCCGAGCGCCGGAAGGCGGCGAACACCAGTACGCTCTACCTTGATTGCTACTCGCTGCAAGGCGCGATTCGGGTTCTCTCCGTGTCGATGGGAGTCGATGAGGCGTTGCTGTTCGCGGAACAGGTGACCCCGCAGACGTTGACGAACACGGCGCTTGAGTGCTTGGGGATCGACGTTGAGAAGGCTCAGAGCGAGAAGGACGACAGCCCGGGAAACTGAGGAAGCCGCCGGAGCGCGACACGCTCGCGGAGGCTCACTTCATCGCGCGATCCGCGCCGGGTTTGGGGAATCCGCTTGATCTGACGTGCGGCGAGTTTGAAGCCCACCTCTTGCTTGCCATTGAGGGACACGCAAGCACTCAGTACGGCAACGCTTCCCGACGATAAGAGAAGCACATGAACGCCGGAAACCTTGCCATCTCCATTGAAGCGGACATGAAGGCGCTCGACGCGCAGTTTGCTGCGTTGGAGGCAAAGTTCATGGAGGCGGGGAAGCGCGCCGCGTCGGCTTTCACGACGGCATCCGCGACACCCGACACGGCGGGACAGAGCGCGACGGTTGACGCTGCTAAGCAGATGGTTGACGACTTGAAGAAGGCAAGCGCCGAGGCCGTCGCTGACTTCAAGAAGGCGGGCGAGCAGGCAGGCGAGGCGTTCCGCAAAGAAGTCGAACAGGAGATGGAGAAGATTCCAAAGGCGGTCACGACCGCGCTCCCGCCACAGATAGTTACGACGGTTGGCGAAGAGGCCGGAGCGAAGACGGGCAACCGATTCGCAGACCAGTTCGGTAAGCAAGGCGCGTCAATGATGAGGCGGTTCGCCGCGCCATTGATGGCCGCGCAACTGGCGAACACGCTTGCAGGGATCATCCGATCTGAGAAGCCTCTCAATGAAGCGATCCTCGACGGCATCAAGACGATTCCATTCATCGGGGCGTTTGCCAATCTTGGTCACGCCATCTACGAGGCGACGTTCGGCGCGGCGGATCGCGCGGCGGAAGACCTGGTGAAGAAGCAGGAAGCCGCGAAGGCTGAGATTCTTCGTGGCGTGACTGAGCGTGAACAGGGGACGCAGCAATCTCAAGCGCGCCAGTTTGAATTGCGAATGCAACAGGAGCAGTTGGGATTCCAAGTCGCACTGAACGAAGTTCGCAAGACTGGCGACGAGGAAGCGATTGCGCGCGCGGAGTTCCAGAAGACCGTCGATGAGCAAGACCTAGAGACTCAACTTGCGATGGCGAAGGAGTTGACGGATGAGGAGTTCAACGCGTTTCTACGCGTGCAGAACCTCAAGCGGACTCTTGCGAAGCAAGAACTGGAGATGCGATTAGACACAATTGAGAAGCAGCGCAAGGCCGAAGAAGATGCGCTGAAGGAAAAGCAAGAAGCCGAAGCGGAAGCGCTGAAAACCAAAACGGAATCGGAGCGAGAGGCGGAATTCAAGTCAGGCGTTGCCGAGAAAAAGCGACTCATCAACGAGATAAGGAAGTTTGAAGAGGATCAAGAAAAGGAAATCGAACGGCTTGAAAAGGAGCGCGTTTCCGCCATTGAGCAAGCCGACGAAGAAGCCCGATCTTCCGCGCGTGTTGGCAGCGTTGACACCGCTATCGGTGAGTTCAAGTTCGCCGCGTACTCTGACGCAGACCGCAAGAAGAACGATGAATCCGCAGTCGAAGCGCTGCGGCGAATCGTCTCTGGCATCGAAGAGCAAATCAAGATCACGAAAGAGGCGGTGTTTTCGTAATGGCACAGACCGTCTACGAGCAACTGCAATCAAGGAATATCTCTGTCTCCGGCGGCAAGTTGACGGGTTCGCGCGTGTTCCACGTGTGGGACGATTCAGCGCCAATCACCAACCCTGCGGCTATCGAATTTGGCGGGAATGGGATGCCCGCGAAAGGCGACCTGTTCCCTGGCGAGAGCGGCGTGTACGCAATCACGTACGCCGCAGACCCGCTGGGAGATGGCGCGAACACGTGGAAGGTTACGTGGCAGTATGGCCGAAACACACTGAGCGCGAACGACGTGTCATACGTGGAGCGCACGGTCAACACGCAAGCGGTGTTCCGCGACGTGTACCGCGTGAACGTGCCAAGCGCGTTCGGCGGCAACGGTTCCAACGGACAAAACATCCAAGGCAATTCGGTAGATTCTGGCGGAAACCCAATTTCGCTTGCGTCGCTCAACATCACCATCAGCCTTGTTGAAACGGTGTTGGAGCCGACTGTAGCCAGCAGACTTCTCACCATCTCAACGATGGTTGGCAAGCGCAACTCTTCGCAGTTTGAGGGGTTCGCAGCCGGTGTATTGCTGTACAAGGGCGCGAACAGTTCGCGCGTGGGAACGGGTCTGTTCTCAATCTCGCATGAGTTTGAGTTTCGCAATGACTACCACATGATTCAAAAGCCGCGTACCACGTCGCAAGGGGACGTGATACTCGAATTCAACCCGACCGTTGGGTTCGTCGCT